GGCGTGCCGCTCGACATCTTGTACTGAAACACCTGATAGAAGTCGGCGTCGTTCGAGACGGTGATGTTGCAGACTGCCATGTCACTTGCCTATTTTTTTCGGTTCCCACGGCTTGAAATCGACGCCCTCGACATCGGCATCCTCGACCTCTAAGCCGGTGAAGGTGGTGACGATGGCGGCGTAGGCCGTATCAATTTGCGCCAGCGTCGTCGTTGTGCCCGCTGTTATCGCAGTGGCAACGTTGGCCTCGCAGGCATAGCAGTCCTGCCCGTACTTACTGACCGCGCCCTGCAACTTCGTGACATCCTGCTTGGCGAGCGTCACATAGGTGCCGTCGGGCAGTTTCCATGCGAAGGTCGAATTTGCCACGGTCACCGTGTAGATGTAAGCCGAGTTGAGCGAGCCCAGCGTGATAACGTCAGTAGCGAACGGGCGACCGTTCACCGTGATATTCTGCACCACCTTCCATTCGCGCCTGTTGATGTTGTAGCCCGCCAACTGCGCCTTGGTGTATTGGCCGACCGCTGGCTGCGCGAAGGTAATTCCATTGAACAGCCACGCGGGCAGCACGCTGCTGACCGAAGGCCAGATTTCCGCCTCGCTCGCGATGGGCGAGCCGATGATATTCCCTCCAGCCAGCCACGCGACATAAGCACTGTCAGCAAGCGGCACATAGATATTGCGTGCGCTTGCATAGACCTGTCCTGATTTGCCAGCGACGGCCCAATACCAGTTGGCACCGTTGAACATGCTCGCCATTTGTCAAACTCCATCGTTAGCCGTACTGCCCGCCCGTGTTCGTGCTTCCAGCGACCGTGCCGGGTATGTAGGTCGCGCCGCCGCCCTGCGTATCAATGATGCCGTTGAGCGTTGCATAATATCTCAACCCGGTTGGTGTCGCCCCGACCCAAGTTGCTGCGTGCCCCTGAATTTGGATGACGCCATTGTCAACTGCGCCTACTGTCTGCGACCACACCACGCCCGCCTCAAAATTGAACTGGATCGAAAGAGAGTTCGAGATGTAGATGTTACCCGCTGCATAGACGGTAAAACCGCAGCCGGTCGATGGTGAATTGTTGACCTTGAATTTGTGGTTGCCATTGATATTCAGGGTCGCGCCGCCATAGGCCTCAAATACAGCTCCCTGCGCAAACAGGCTCGACGTGTTCTTGATGTTCATCACGGCACCGGCTCTGGCAAGGAAGGCCGCCGGATTATCGAGGCCATAGGTTCCTGACCGTCCGCAGACACCCTCCACGCTCATCACGTTCGGCCCCTGCACGATAAGGCCACCGAGTTTTGGATACGTGCATGCGCCACTCAATCCAACGATGACCAAGTCTGGATTGGCGACGTTGCCGATGATGTTGATGGCTGGCGAAGAAACGTAGGTCGTTGAGACATTCTCATTATAGGTGCCGTTCGCGATGCGGATGTTGACACCAAAGTTCGACGGCAGATAGCTCTGCGCGATGTTGACCGCACGCTGCACCGTCTTCAAGGCATGTGCCGCATCGTTGGCGGTGCCGTCGTTGGCGTCGTTGCCGATAGCGTCGTTGACATACAGGTCGAGGTTCTGCGTCAGCGCGTTGATCACGCTGCCACCGCCGCCGCCCGACACCATCTGCCAGCGCACGCCATCATAACACAGCAGGCACATCTGACCCATCTTCAGATCGCCAAGCACCAGTGGCGTACCATCGCGGCGCGTGACGCCCGCACTGACGCCGTTCGTCGTCAGGTCACTCGCGCCCGTGTTGTCGGCCGCGACCTCGATGAAGCAGAACATTCCTTTCCTGAGACTGGGCGGCGTCGGCACCAAGGCGCAAACCATGTGGTTGGCTGATCCGCTGTCGAGACCGTAGTAAAGCCTGCCGGACTGGATCGCCTTGGCGAGTTGATTTGGATCGGCGTTGGTCGCCGTCACGCCAGTGCCGGTGATCAGGTTGGCAATCTCGCGCTGCGGAAACTCGATAGCCTCCGCAGGCGGGATCGAGCCCATCGTGCCGGTGGCGGGGTTGCCGTTGACATAGCTGGCGTTGGGATCGCTGACGCCGTAGGGCTGATTATATTTCACGCGGACCTCCTGTTCATGGTGTGCCTGCCATCGGATCGCCCGTGCCGGTCAATCCCGAATAGTCGAAAACAACCTCGGTGTGGCCCGGCTTCCACCGCTCCAGCACGCATTCCAGATCGTCGGCGATGCCGATGCGCAGATGCGGATCGACGCCGCACTGTCCTGATGTGCAGCGAAACCACACCAGCTTGGCTGATCCGACATGCACCGACCAGTAATAGCGATTGGCCAGCGGTCCCAGCCCGTAGTGCGGCCACGCTGACAGTTGGCCGTTCGCCACTTCGTGATCGCCGGGCGGCGCGAGGATCGGTTGGCCCCACTCGTTGCGCATCGGCGTGTCAGTGGTAACGCCCGCGCCGTAGACACGGCTGTCCCCGCAGCGATCCATCGCAATAAAGAACGGGCGATACTCGGTGATGGTGATGGTGTAGCCAAGCGTTGCGGCGAGGTCGATGAAGAATTGCCGCGAGCAACCACCAACCATCGTCATGCGCAGCACCAGTGCCGCCTGCCGCTCTGCAATCGATTGTGGTGCCTCGTAACAAGGATCGGGCAGGCCCCAGTTGCGCTCCCAGTCCGGCAGCAATTCGATGGTGATGCGCGGATCGCTCTCCTGCTCCAGCAGATGGCTGGCGCGGATTTCCAGATCACCCCAGATTTTCGTCAGCCCGCGCACCACTTTCATCAGGGTGCTTTCCTCTGCGCGCGGCCACGCCTGTCCTATCGGCAGATGGTTCTGCAAGGCGTGTGCATACTCATCGCCGGTTCGCGTCACGTGCTTGTCGCCGGAGTGCGGCACCAGCGGCGCGGCAGGCACTTCACCGGCCCACGCCACCGTCACCGTGGGTGCGGTCGTCATCAGCCGCAACGTCGCCCTGCCGATGCCCGTGGTTCGCACAACATTCGGTGCGCTCTGCGAGAGCGTCAGGTTTCCTTTCGGCGGCTGGCGTGGTGTGTCAACCATAGAGGATCGTCCCCAACACAGGCATGTACGCTGGCGCAGGCATCACGGTGGTTTCGTAGTCGAGTTCATGCGTCTCCTCGCCCACCGCCTGACTGATCGCCTCATCCACCCAAGACCGATACCAAGTCTGGCCGGGCTGCGACCGTTCGAACTCCATGTCCTTAATCGAGGTCTCGATGCGGGCGCGCACCGTCGCATCATCGTTGGTCAGATCGGTGATGGTGACATCATAGAAATACAGGATCGGTGCCATCACGAAGCAGTCGTAGACCGTCACCGGGCGCACGCTGTTGATGTAGTCGTAGACCATGATGATATCGGACGATGTTGGCAGGCCGTAATTGTCGGGGTGCAAATCATCCATCAGGAAGCGCACCGTCATGGTGCCCGGCCCGATTTCCGGTGCGGCCCACGCCCGCGTCACGCCCGGCACCGACATGGCCCAGCGCACGTAGTCGGCCTGACTGCCGCCCATCGGCGGGTTCTGGATGCGGAACAGGATGCGCTCGCGCAATTGTTCGTCGCGCTCCTGATCGACGCCACCGGTCATGTCGCCAACCAGCGTCACCAAGGTGACACCCGCGATTGGAACGATGAGGTCCATCGCATCACCATCCGGCAGGTTGCCTACGCTGCCAGCGGTCAACGCCACCGCCACTGCCGTACCGAAACCGCCGGAGCCAATCTCGCCGCCGGTCACAGTCTGGTAGTTCACGGAGTTGCCGCCCGACAGCACGGTGCCGACCGGGATCGGGGTGGCTGCGTTGCCTTCGAACTGCAAGCTGCCTTGCGCATAGGTCGCGGCCTTGCGCCCCTTCGATCCATCTGAGTTGATCAGCCAGATATTGCCGTGACGGTCGAGCCATTCCTTCTCAGCGGTGTCCGGCATCAACTGCTTGGCCAGCCAGTCGAGATACAGGAACGCGAGGTGCGCCAGTCCCGCCTTGGCATCTGACATGATGCGCAGCACGCTGTTCGGGATCATGGCTCGCGCGCCCAGTTGCGACAGCACGTAGTCGCGCGTGAGGCGGCGCGTCTCTCTCAATGTTGGCGTTGTCCAAGGCATCTTATTTTCCCAATTCATCCCAGAGTTGGCTGTAAAGAAGTTCGATGGCTTCGGACGGCCCCCGATAGATCGTCACGCCAATGTCGATGCGATCCGTACCGATCTGCTGGCCCTCTAGCTCGACCTGCGATGCGATGCGTCGCCTGACGAACGGCTCCAGTGCCTCGCGCGTCCAGCCCTCGGCTTTCGCCACGGTGGAACCTTCCTTCGACAGGAAGCCGGTGATCTTGGTCCGGTGCAGCAACCACAGCAGACTGCCAACCGGCCAGCCGTTCCAGATTTCCTCCGCTTCGAAGTCGCCCCACCAGCCGCGCCTGTTGGTGTCATCAGGGTCCGGCAGTGCCTCGTTGGGTGGCGCGAGCGCATCGGTGCCCAGTGCAACGATCACCGCGCTCTGCAAGTCGTAGCCGTCCGCAATCAGGTTGAGATCGGTCATCAGCCAGTCGAGTTCGACCGCATAGGCGGGGAAGTCGAGTTGTTGCAGGAAGCGGATGTCGCTTGGCATATCACGGTATCCTGAATGGCGTTGCGGGGGACGTGCCGTCGTTGAAAACGATGGGATGCCCCTTGATGTCGAGTTTCCCGGTCACATCGATCTTCATCGTCTCGCTGCACGTGATTTCCATTTTCTTGGCGGTGAAGGTCCACTGCCCGCTCTCCCGGTCATAGACTGCGACCACCTGATCCTTATCGAAGATTTCGATCTTGTTCTTGGTGGCGCGCACCTCGGTGTTCACCTCCTCGCCTTCGTGCTTGTAGTCCTGCTTGCTGCTGCTCCCGCCACTCTCTGCCGCACGTGTACTCGCCGACGCACCGCCTCCTCCACTTCCATTCTGCGACCCGCTCTTGCGCTCCTGCTTCTTTTTCACCACGTGGCGCAGCGACACCATACGTTCCTTTTTCTCGCTCTCGCCGGTCGCCTTGCCTTCGGCGTCGCGCAGCATCGTCGCGCCGGGCGCGCTGCCGTCGCCTTCATCGTCCAGCGACAGCAGGAACAGGCCGCCGCGCCGCAACAGCGTCATCTGGCCCTGATCGTCGTACTGTGCATTCTCGCCGGGCTTCATGCCCATTGGCCGATGCCTGCGGTCATCCACCGCGATCACCACCGGGTGGTTGCGCTGGCCGCCCAGAAAGATCGCGATGCCTTCCGCCGCCGGTCCCTTTTCCTTTTCGACCGTGCTGTCGCCGCCGCTCTGCTTCTTGTCGTCCTCATCGCGCGGCAGCGGCACCGACGAAAAGCCGAAGCCCTGCACCCGCTCGACCTTGTTGCGGCCATCCGAGTTCATGCCATCGAAGTCGCTAGTCTGCATCATCGGATCGTCGTTTGACTTGTTGAGCGTCATCCGCACCGCGCCGCTCATTGCGCGCCCGGCGGTTTCCAGCAGTGAGTTTCGTTGCATCACAGTCTCCTAGAGCGAAAGCATCACGCCCTCACGGGGCATGAAAGCGGGATGGACGACGTGGTTCTCATTGATCAATTCGGTGTAGCGTGATGGATCGTGGTAAGCCGTCTGTGCCATCCGCAACGCAGTCATTACCACCTCCTGCTTGTAGTCGATGACGCGCGGAAGCTGCC